TATTAGAAGTTATTAATGAAATGGACGAATTCGAACGAGAGATCAGGAGAAAGACATGAAAGACGAAGAAATGTCTTGTGAGGAACTCTACTATGCTTACGACTTAACCGAAAACCAACAAAGGAAATGGCTTATCAAAATATCAAGACATTGGTTAAAAAAATCAATCAATCTAAAATTAAATAAAGTCGTAATTGAAACTCTAGATGTTGTAGAAAAATATATTAAAGGCCAAGCTACAGAAGAAGAATTAAAAAAAGCCTCCGCCGCCGCCTACGCCGCCGCCTACGCCGCCTACGCCGCTCGCTCCGCCGCCTACGCCGCCTACGCCTCCACCACCGCCGCCTACGACGCCACCGCCTACGCCGCCGCCTCCGCCGCCTCCGCCGCCTACGCCGCCACCGTCTACGCCGTCGCCGCTCGCTCCGCCGACGGTTACAAAGAGTTGTTACTAGAAGTGATTAACGAAATGGATGAGTTTGAACGCATCATAAGGAGAAAGATGTGAACCGCAAAAAAGACGAAGAAATGTCTTGCCAAGAACTTTATGAATCATACGACCTGAGCGAAAAACAACAAAGGAAATGGCTTGTAAAAATATCAAGATATTGGCTAGAAAAATCAAAAGATGAAGAAACAAATAAAGTCGTAATTGAAACTCTAGATATTGTAGAACGTTATATAAAAGGCCAAGCTACAAAAGAAGATTTACAAAAAGCGGCCGGCGTTGCTTGGGCTGCCGTCGTTGTCGCTTCCGACCCCAACTTCGCTTTCAACTCCGCCTTGGGCCAAGCCGCCGCTTGGGCCATCACCTACGCCTTTGACGCCGCCGACACCGCCTATGCCGCTTTAGCTTTCGCCCATGCCGCCGTTTGGCCGACCGACTATGCCTACACCTACAGCGCCGCCGGTTACAAAAAAATGTTATTAGAAATCATTAACGAAATGGATGAATTTGAACGCATAATAAGGAGAAAGACATGAAAGAAATAGTTAGATTACCGGTTCCTAAACACCAAAAGTTATGGAAGGATTATTTGCAATGCGAATGCGGTTGTGCTAGCATTTCATCAGACAAGCATAGCGAATACTGTCCAAAGTACAAAGGAGAACAGAAATGCAAGCCAGTAAAATAGATTTAACGTCACTTTATTCTTGCCACGAACACGGACATGATTACGTATTAGGGCCGTGCCCTGGTTGCCAACAAAAAGCTGGAGCACCAATAGCTTTGGTGGCTAATGGAGTAAAACACGACCAAGGTAAACCTGACATGAGTTTGTTAAGCCACATCGGACTCGTTAAGATTGCCGAAGTCATGACTTTTGGAAGCAAGAAATATAGTCGTGACAACTGGAGAGGTGGGTTTGCCTGGAGCAGACCCTTAGCAGCTGCTGCTAGACACCTCTACGCCTATATAGGTGGAGAAGATAAAGACCCGGAAACCGGCCTTAGTCATTTGGCACACTGTGCTTGTTGTTTGCTGTTTGTCTTGGAGTTTGAAGAAACTCACAAAGAATTAGATGACCGCTACAAAGGAAATAGCAATGCTAACAGTAAAAAGTGAGCAAGTCTTGATGGTAGACGTAGATTTTACGCTTTTGCTTTGGGGCAAGATAGCCAAAGGAGAGGAATGTGTACAGTTTACAGACCCTTATACTAAGGCTCAGCTTTATGTAAAGCCTCACCGGGCACACGTAAAGATATTAAAAGACCGACTTGAGCGCGGTGCCACGGTGTTTGTGTGGTCTGCAGCTGGCTGGAAATGGGCTAGAGCTGCTTTACGAGCTCTTAACATTGATCACAAAAGATTGGTTGTAATGTCTAAGCCGATAGCTTATATTGACGATAAGCCATGTCAAGAATGGATGGGCGAAAGAATTTATTTAGATAATGGTTCTACGTACGCAATAACCGGCTTAACAGCCAAAGGAGCATAGTATGGCATTTCAGGAAATTAACGGTCTAGACGCAGACACAACAGTTGCGCTGGGCGGAACTAATAGAAAAACTGGTAAGAAAAATCCCGACCAAATCGAAGGTTATTACCTTGGTAAACGAGAAATCGTAGATGCTAAGCGTAAGACTGGAAAGAGCTATATTTACATTTTTCAGACGGCTAAAGGAAACGTCGGCGTGTGGGGCAAAACAGACATTGATAAAAAGATGGTTGCGGCTACACCGGGGGTTATGACCCGAATTACTTTTACTGGTATGCGACCCACACCAAACGGTGAAATGTATACTTACCGCGTAGAGGCCGACGCGGATAACACTATTGAAGTAGGAGAGTTGACAGCGACACAAGAGACTGACAGCTGGTCGGAGGAAGAAGATTCAGAAGAATTTACGGAAGTTCCAGCGGCGGTAATTACCAAGCAAACTGTCGATAAATCTCGCGTAAACGCTCTTTTGAACGGCAAAGGTAAGAAATAAATTGACTCTTTTTAGACTTATAGCCCCAGACTGGTTGATTAAAAAGGACCCCTCAGTTCGAAGGGTCCTTGAAGGTCAGTTTAATGATGAACAAATAAGGAAGTACAATGAGCAAGGTTATAATGTCTACTATTTACCGAACTACCCGCTTTTTTATGAAAAGAGTAGGATTACGAGCGGTCGGGATATTGATGTCTTTGATTTTGTGTTTGTTGATTATGATTGTAAGTCTAAGAATTATGCTTCAAAAGATGACTTCATTGCTAAAATCGGCGAAGTCGGTATTATTCCAACGCGCATAGTCGATTCTGGCAACGGTATACACGCCTATTGGAAAGTATCAGATTTAGACGCTAAAAGCTATTTAAGGCTGTCCAGACGGTTTATGCGGTTGTTAAATACTGATGAAGCTGTTGGACAGATTTTTCAATTGATGCGGTATCCCGGTACCTTTAACACAAAAGTTGAAAATGAACCGTTGAAATGCGAGATTATCCACGATTCACAAATTGAGTATACTTGTGAGGAATTAACAAAACTACTGCCTCCTATAACAATTGCCGATGAAGCTTACTGTGAGCAGCATTATAACACGACGCACCAAATACCAAACGATGTTACCATTAGTGATGTCTTGCCGCCAAAATTTGGTAGGTTAATCGCCGAAAATCATGAAGCAAAAGCTATATGGTCCGGCGATACCACAGACCGTAGCAAAAACGATTACCGCCTTGGTCATATAATGCTGGCCAACGGCTTTACTAGAGAAGAGGCGTTGAGAGTCCTTGTTAACAGCGCCAAAGCAATGTCTCGATCCCCGGTGCACCGGTTAGGATATGCTGAAGGCATTGTTTCAAAGATATGGACATACGAATTAGAAAATAACGACACAAAAGAGCCTTTATCGGACACGGTTGAGTCAATATTGAGCCGCTCGGTGGATACCGTGAAAGGTAAACCGTTTCGTTGTCACAAACGTATAGACAACACTGTGCATGGGTTTAGGTTAGGACAAGTCATAGGCCTTGTAGCTGGGTCAGGGGTAGGTAAAACAGCTTTTGCTTTAAACATGTTTCAGTGGTTTAGTCAACAAAACCCTGATTACCACCATTTTTTCATACCTTTAGAGCAACCCGCGCACGAGATAGCGGATCGTTGGGCGACAATGTCTTGCGGCGATACGACGATGAACAAAAAAGTCCACATCATGAGCAATTATGACAGCGAAGGCAATTTTCGTCATTTATCGTTAGAAGAAATTAAAATACATATACAAGACTGGGAAAAAACCACTGGGAATAAAGTCGGCTGCGTTGTTATAGATCATATAGGCGCTTTAAAAAAGAAAGGCAGTAACGACGAAAACCAAGACCTTATGACTATTTGCCATAGTATGAAAGCTTTTGCAGTCCAGACTAACACTTTGTTAGTCATGCAATCCCAGACAAGTCGGGAAAAGGCGGGAATTGGAGATTTAGAGCTTAACAAAGACGCCGCTTATGGGACTTTGTTTTTCGAAAGTTATTGTGATTATTTGATTACTTTGTGGCAGCCGTTGAAGCGGTGTCACAGCCAAGAAGCATGCCCAACCGTCACCGCGTTTAAATTTTGCAAAATCCGGCACAAAAAAGCAAAACAAGACGTTATTAAAGAAGACGTGCCTTATTATTTTTATTTTGATTCTGAGAGGGAATTGCTTAGAGATATGACTCAGGATGAAAAAACAGCTTTTGACTACTTTTTACCAATAGCCACAAATAAGCGCAAAGCCGACCGTAAAACTGAGATAGTTGCTTACCAATCCGTACCGTATAATGGGGAACAAATTGTATACGCTGAAAGTGATAGACAAAGCACAAGACATTGAGCCGGTAATAGAAGCTTTGCAAAAAGCCGAATACGTGGCTTACGATTGCGAGACGACTGGTTTGTCGGAAGAAAGCCAAGTCATTGGTTTTTCTATGTGTTGGGAAGAAACTACTGCGTATTACGTGGTATTATCGCAATGGGACCCCGTGGCCCAATCAATGGTAAAAACTTCTGTTGAAAGTCGACATATTTCGGAAATAATGTCACTTTTGTCGCAAAAGAAGCTTGTGATGCACAACGGTGTTTTTGATTGCAAGATGGCGGAATCTAATTTCAAGGTCAAATTAATAGAAGCGCTTCACACAGACACTATGATTCTTGCACATTTACTCGATGAAAACAGAAAAGTCGGGTTAAAAGAGCTTGGAAAGCATTATTTTGGAAAAGACGCAGCTGATGAGCAGACCGACTTACACGATTCAATTGTCAAAAACGGCGGTAAACTCACTAAAAAAACTTTTGAACTTTTTAAAGGAGACGCCCAGCTGATCGGCAAATACGGCGCAAAAGACGCTTTATTGACTTATAATTTGTTCTACCGATTGGTACCGGAGCTTTTCGAACAAGGGCTTGATAAATTTTTTTACGAAGACGAAAGCATGCCTCTTCTCAGGGGACCTACTTACGAGCTGAACACAGTTGGTTTAAAAGTAGATAACCAAGTCCTTACGACGCTTAAAAAGAATTTAGAAGCAGAATGCGCAGAAGCCAAAGATTTTGTCTACAAAGAAATAACCCCCCACGTAAAAGAGAAGTACCCGGGCGATAAAAAAACTAACGTTTTTAACATAGGGTCTAGCCAGCAGTTAGCTTGGTTGTTATTTGAAAAAATGGGGTTAGATTATGATAAACTAACGGACGGGGGAAAGGCGGTTTGCAAGCACCTCAATTTAAAAATTCCTTACGGCCCTGGTCCACGTAGGGATTTTATGCGGTCTTGCCGGGCCGCGGTTGGTAATAGTTTAATGCCGCCTTCCGTTGTTAACGGTAAGAAAAAATCTGGGACTAAAATAAAAGATCCCTGGTGTTATATAGCGGTTGATAAAAAGACTTTAGCCAAATTAGCCCCCAAGCACAAATGGATTGAAAAACTTCTTGAATTTCAAAGGAAATACAAAATATTAAACACTTATGTAAAAGGCATAGAACAGAGGATTCAGTATGGCATTATACGGCCCAGTTTCCTGCAGCACGGAACAACTTCTGGACGGTACTCTAGTAGAAATCCAAACTTTCAAAACTTACCTAGAGACGATAAACGCGTCAAGTCGTTTATTACAGCTAGGCCGGGGAAGGTATTTGTCGGGGCAGATTATTCACAGCTCGAGCCGAGGGTTTTTGCTTATTTTAGTCAAGATAAGAGATTGTTAAACGCTTTTAAAGGTTCAGACGATTTTTATTCAGTCATAGGGATGGAAGTATATGACAAAACGGATTGCACGCCGCAAAAAGAAGGCAGCCCAGATGCGTTTGGGGTCAAGTACAAGAGGTTGCGAGATCTTTCAAAGGTTATTGCACTTGCGTCTACTTACGGAGCAACTCCGCACCAGCTCGCCCCAACAACGGGTAAAAGCATCGAAGATACTCAAAAGGACATTGACAACTATTTTGAGAGGTTCCCTGGTGTCCGAGAAATGATGCTCAATAGCCACAAAATGGCTAAATCTGAAGGGCAAGTCACAAATCTTTTTGGCCGTCCCCGCAGAATGCCGGAAGCTAAGCGGATTGATAAAGTCTATAAAGGCATACCGCATGCCGAATTACCATATGAAATCCGCAATATATTAAACTTAGCGGTTAATCACCGGATTCAAAGCACCGGTGCTAGTATAGTGAACCGCTCCGCCATAGCTTTTCACAAGAATTGTAAGATTGCGGGAATAGATTGTAAGTTAGTAGTACAAGTCCATGATAGCTTAGTAGTAGAGTGTTTTGAAAGAGACGCCGAAAATGTCGCTTTATTATTAGAAGACGCCATGGTGAATACCGTCCATCTCGAAGGTATTGATTTAGAAGCTATTCCTAAAATAGGAAAAACTTTAGCTGACGTATAAAAAAGTTGACATTCTCATTTTAGCCCATTAGTATTACTTTAGGAGGTCTAAATGAGACTTTTTTTAAAACGCTTACTAGCATATGTTCCAACTAAACTGCCAGTCGGAATGACAGAAATGACGGTTTGGATGGATTCCATCATTGAGTTATCCGGACAGTTTGCAGACCAAGATTCTATGAGGTTTGCGATAGCGAGTATTTTGATACACGCCGATTCTAGCAAAGGTGCTTTACCCAAGCACTATTTCATCAGCCGCTTGCGTAAATCTGCAGCTAACCAGGTTGCAAGCCAAGTATTTCAAGACATTAAAACTAAGCAGCAAGAAGCTCAAGCCGCCGCTGCCGCTAAACCTGTAGAAGCTACTACACAACCATCTGTGGTAGCTAATGAGACACCCCCGCAAAACTGAAGCCCAAAAGTTTAAAGAACTGCAAGCAAAGTGGTACAAAAAACTAGCAAACAACCATAAACACCCCGACGGCGCTTTCAAAGATATAGAAAAGGACGAATGGCGCCTCCACAGTTATTCAACGGTCCTTATGAACTACGGCAACGAAACTACATGGTCCGCAAAACGTGACTACTACCAAATGGCAGAAAACTTCCTAAACGACTACCCTTTCAAGACTCGACTAGAAGAAATCATCTGGGCTTACCACGCCCACGGGATTAGCGGTCAAAACATCGCCATGCTACTAACCAAAGCAAAAGTAAAAAAAACCAACCGCACAGATGTTTTAAACATTGTTAAACGCCTCCGCGGCTCCATGTACGCCATGTACTTAACCCCCCACGGTGAACAAAGTGAATAAAGAAATAGAATCTTTATGTCAGGTGCGCAACTACCTTCCGGAAGACGAAGCTTTTGTTATGGCTACTTTTTTGCGCGGGTTGTACTACGGGGATAGCTGGTTTAGTTACGTCCCTAAAGATATTTTTATGAATAACTACAAAAAAATAGCAGCGGCGATTATATCTAGGAGCACAAATACGGTAAAAATTGCTTGCTTAAAAGAAGACCCTAGTGTGATACTAGGATACAGCATATTAAGCGCTGACTACGAAACTGTTCATTTTGTTTTTGTTAAAAAGGCTTGGCGTAAACAAGGGATAGCATCTGGATTAGTACCAAAAACAGCAAAAGCAGTTACACATTTAACACACCTAGGGCGGCAATTAATGCCTAAGCTTAAAGACTCTGTGTTTAACCCGTTTGCTCTGTGAGGATTTATGAACCGTGCCGATAGACGAAAATTAATGAAACTAAAAAACAAAGGAGTCAAAATGTCTACGCCCCCAGTCCCAAGGTCTGCCGAAGAGCTCAACAAGGAGTACCAACAAATAGGCTCAGAAGTTGTAAACGCCCAATACGCGCTGTATTTGCATCAACGCAAGTTGTCGGAGCTTAACGACAAAATGTACGCTATTAACCAAGAGTTCTTGGCGCGCCAAAAACTTGACCAAGAAGCAAAGAAAAACGAGGCTAGCAATGAACAACCTTAATGGTCGAAGCGTGCGTTTAGTCAGGATGCAAACCGCGGTGCACATCAACAGCTACGGTCAGCTTGGAACTCCCTTAATACCTGAGGGTAAAGGAAAGTTACAGCTCACACTCTGCGAATACGGAGTTCACGCCAAAGGAGTTGGGCCTACTGGCATTAGAGTTGAGTTTGTTATTCCTATTGCTAACTGTCAATCAATTGAGCTGTCGCCAGAAGCAGAGTAATGCAGCGTCGAATAATGCAATCCAAGCCTGTTGATTATACGCCTAAAGAGAAAGTACCAGACATTCCGGTGTCTGAGATTAGTATCGATAGGCTAATTGATGACGGGCTTTTAGTTTTATACCGAGAAATCAAAAATTTAATGATTTTAAGCGTAAAAGGCAAACTAGAGCCAAATGACGCTAGGGATTTGCGGGATCATCTAAAGCTTTTATTTGAGTTGAAAAACCGCGAGGCTGAATTGCTAAAAGGCATGACAGACGAGGAACTTCAAGCCAAAGCCAAAGAAGCTATTGGGGCATGATTGGGTCAAAACAGCAGCAAAACCAGTATTTTAAACGAAATCGTTAAGCGTAATTCCAAGATCATTTCAAATGAAGTTAGACTTAGCGGGAATTTTCCTCAGCAAAACTCTTTTGTTGAAGACACCTCACGTTACATAAGTGCACAGTGCTCCCGACGCGCCGGTAAAACTAATGGGCTAGCTTTGAGATTTTTTAAAACACTAGAAAAACATCCAAAATCTCAGTGTATCTATTTAGGACTTACTCTTGAGTCGGCTCGAGAGATTCTATGGCCGGTATTACAAGAAATAAACGACAAATACCAAATAGGCTGTAGTTTCACCGAGTCAAAGCTGACTATGAAACACCCAAACGGATCTACCCTTAGGCTATTTGGCGCCGACATGAAAAACTTCATTAAACGCCTCAAAGGACGTAAATACCCCGGAGTTGGTATAGACGAAGCGCAAGACTTTGGGATACATCTCCAGTCCCTAGTAGATGACGTCCTAACTCCGTCCATAGCCGACTATACGGACGGCTGGTTAGCTTTAACCGGTACTCCAGGACCAGTTCCTCAAGGCTATTTTTTTGACGTAACAAAGAATCACAAATACGGGTATAGCCACCATGAATGGACTTTGTTAGATAACCCTCATATGCCAGACCCAGAGTCTTTCATTGCGGACATAATAAAGAAACGCGAATGGCAACCAGACAACCCCACGCTTTTACGTGAATACCGGAATCAGTGGGTACTGGATGTCGAGTCTCTATGGGTAAGGTACAGCGCCGCTAAAAACCATTACCAAGACCTCCCTTCTGGTCATGCATGGAGTTACATAATGGGCGTAGATATAGGCTATAACGACGCCGACGCCATAGCAATATTGGCATGGTCAGATACTAGCCCTGAGACTTACTTGGTAGAAGAGTGTATTACTAAAAAACAAGGCTTGACCGAACTCGTAGAACAAATGAACCGTATGCACAAAAAATACGACATATCAAAAGTTGTCATGGATGAAGGCGGCTTGGGTAAAAAACTAGCCGAAGAAGTCAGGCGCAGGCACGCCATTAACGTAGAGCCGGCAGATAAACTCCGTAAACAAGAAAACGTCGAACTTTTAAACGATTCTTTGAGACTCGGTAAATTCAAAGCCAAAAACAATTCCCGCTTTGCGCAAGACAGTTATTTAATTCAAATCGATTGGGACAGAACTACTCCTAATAAAATCGTGGTAAAGAAAAAACCCCATAGCGACATAATTGACGCCGTTCTTTACGCTTTCAAAGAAAGCTACGCATTTACCCATCAGCCCCCGGGTCCAGAAAAGCCAAAGTGGGGTACAAAGGAATGGGCCGAGTTACAAGAGACCGGCATGTTTGAAAAAGAACTCGAAGGATACCAACAAGAAGATTCTTATTCAAAATGGCTAAAAGGTGAATACGACTAAAATATTGCCCAAAATGCTGTTGTTTTAGCCTTATTGAACAGCTTTGGAGGCAAATTGCTGCCCTTTTTGAATAAAAATTATAAACAATCTGGTGTAATAGTCCACGATCGTAAGCCTGACGAAAAACCAGAAGAAAAAGACCAAGAAGATCAAGGACTTATGGCTTGCATGCAAGACCTTAAAAAAGCCTTGGAGTCTGGCGACATGAAAGCAGCTTCCGTAGCTTTTAAAGCAGCATTCCAATCATGTGACGAACAACCCCACGTCGAAGGCGAACATGTCAGCCCCCATACCTACGACGCACAAAACCGTAAAGCAGGACAAGAATAATGGCATTTGTACAAAGCGCTACTTACACAGGATTACAGACATACACCGTAAACATCCCCACAACCGATTTATACAACTTTGAAGGAACTTTGACTGTACCAACAGCAGTACCTACAGCGGCTCAAGGTCCAGGCGGTGGAGCTGGGACTGGATCGGCAGTAGCTTCTATCAGCCCGTCACAAGTCGTAGTCACTGTAAAACAAAACGGCACGACCATATATACCGGTCAAGCAGGTGCATTAGGTTTTGGTCTTTTGGCGGTATCGTGTTCGGCCGGCGATGTCATTACGTTTGTACTGAGCTCAAGTCTGGCATCGGATTCCGCAATGCTTAACTCGGTCAAAATGACACTCTCGGTGTCTGAAGGTGCTTTCTAATGCCACTAATGAACTCTAAATCAAAAAAAGCATTCGGTAAAAACGTTGCTGCAGAAATGGACGCCGGTAAACCAATGAAGCAATCATTGGCCATAGCGTACTCAGTTAAGCGCAAAGCCCCCAAAAAAGCAATGGGCGGTAAAATGATGGCTGAAGGTGGATCCGTAAGCGCTAGTGACGAAAAACGGCCAATGCCAGACAACAAATACGATGACTCAAAAATGGCCGCTAAGAATTCCGGCAATAAAGCTCCAAAAGAAGACAGTTGGACGGATAAACCCACCGAAAAACAAGCCGTCATGAACAACGGCCGTAAAGTAATGCCCATTAAACGCCCCAGAATGGTCCCTAGTGACGCGTTCAGCGTACGGTTATATGACGACGAAGCACACTTACAAGACGTAGACGCACCCGCAAGCCCAGAAGAACAGCCCCCAGAAGTAGACGACGAGAAAGACGCCAAAAAAATGGGTAAAAGCCCTGATATGGCAAAACCCCACACTACCCGCAAAGCCTACGCAGAAGGTGGAATGGCTTCGGGCTCTAAAGATGAAGACGAAGCCAAGCGAGCAAAACTCTCAAGCAACGTAAGTGAAGAATACGGATCAAGTCCAGAAGAAGATATGCAAGACGACCCCGCAGGGCTTGAGTCTGACGACGATATGATGCGTCCAGCAGAAGACGATTACATGTCTATGAGAGATGCCGCCGCTTACGCAGACGGCGGAGAAGTCAGCGACGAAGAAGAAATCGAACACGCAGCTTCTATTGCAGCAGCCATTATGATGAAAATGAAGAAAAAGATGATGGCTGAAGGCGGAGCTATTAAGTCTATGGATTCAATGGATTCCGACGATAGCAGCGAAGCAGATCTGAGCCGCAACGCAGACGAAGACGCCAACATGGAAGATCAGAGTTCATTCAATGCTTTACGTAAAGAAAACTACAGTGAATCTGCTGGTTTAGATGAATTAGACAGCCCAGAAGACAGTAACGAAATGGGCGATAGCCGCGAAGACGCTGCTCAAAACATCCACGATTCTGACATTGTGTCAGCTATTCGTCGCAAAATGAAGATTAAAAGCGCCCTAATCAAATAGGTGGCCGATGGAAATTAAGTCGCTAAAAGAGCTCGATAAGCTCATGCTATTATGCCGTAAACGCGGTGTACTGACTATTAAGGTCGACAACATAGAGTTTAGGCTTGACGACCAACCAATTCAAGCCAAACCCACACAGCCAATGGCTACAACGGTATACCAGGGCATAACAGAAGATACAAAAATTGATACGCCAGACTCCCTGACAGAAGAACAGCTCATGTTTTATTCAGCAGGCGGACAACAATAAATGAAAGTCAGCAACGCCAAAGGACCGCCCTCTAAAATCACCATGAAGACGCGTAACGTCGACGAAACGACTACGCTAGCAAAATGGTGGGAAGCCGAAGACAGCGATAAATGCGCAGCGGAGATGCTTACCAAAGCAGCATATTTAAAAGAAACACAGACTTACCGGTATAGACAAACCGCGGTTTACGCAAGACTCTATGGTAACCAAAGCCTCTATTCCTTTGCCGGTAACAATATTAGCAAAATGGATCAGAATTACGGCCTTCCAATGGAGCGGCCTACGTTTAACCTCATCCAAAGCGTAGTAGATACCCTGGTATCGCGTATCTCGCAATCCAGGCCCCAACCGGTGTTTTTAACTGACAACGCTGATTATAAGCAAAGAAACCTAGCCAAGAAATTAAACAACTTCCTTTTGGGAGAGTTTTACCAGACAAAGGCTTATGACTTGGCTCCTATAGTCCTTAGGGACGCTTTAGTGGCAGGGACAGGCGTATTCCATACGTTTGAGACCCCTGACAGAAAAGTAGGCCTAGAGCGAGTCCTATTAACGGAATTACTTGTAGACCCCAACGAAAGCATGTACGGAGAGCCGAGACGTATATACCGGATCAAACTCATCGATAGGGACGTCTTATTTGCTAATTTCCCTAAATTTAAAGACAAGATTGCTATGGCGGCAAAAGCTTTCCCAGACAATTCCGCTGATAGCTCAAAAACCGTATCCGATTTAGTAATGGTTGTAGAGGGCTGGTCTTTACCGTCTGGTAAAAATGTCAATGACGGACGGCATACGTTGGCGTGTAGCGCAGGAAGCTTAATCGATGAGGAATATACTAAAGATCGCTTTCCTTTTACTTTTCTCCATTATAGCCCTCGGTTACTTGGCTTTTGGTCCCAGGGAGTCGCTGAACAACTCATGGGTACGCAAATGGAGCTTAACAGTATTTTGTTCACTATATCTCGTGCTATTAAGCTTGTTGGTGTTCCTCGAGTATTTCAAGAGGACGGTTCAAAAGTTATGGCTGCCGCTCATAATAACGAGGTCGGAGTCATTGTCAAGTATCGTGGAACTAAACCGAGTTACGAGGTTGCTCCTTGTAATGCGCCCGAGTTATACGCAGAACGAGACAAGCTTATACAATATGGTTATCAGCAATCCGGAGTGTCTGCTTTGCAGGCGTCCTCTCAAAAGCCACAAGGTCTTGATAGTGGTGAAGCGATCAGGACCTATGATGATATTTCAACAGATCGTTTCGCGTCTCTGTCCCGTCGGTATGATAACTGCTTTATCGATCTTGCCTATCAGGTTATTGATTTGGCTAAAGATATCGCAATTCGCGACGGAGAGTATCAGACCGTCTATCCTAATAAAAACGGTACAAAAGAAATTGACCTTCCTAAAGCGGCGTTAATACACGACGATTTCGTAATCCAGTGTTTCACCCAGAGTAGTCTACCTAAAGACCCAGCAGGCCGTCTCCAAAAAGTCACCGAGATGGTCCAAAGCGGTATGGTAAGCCTCCAAGAAGGCAGGAGGCTATTAGACTACCCAGATCTAGAGCAGGTCGAAAAGCTTGCTAACGCCTCAGAAGAACGTATCTTACAAATCCTAGACGAAATCGTAGAGTCTGGTAAATACACCCCGCCAGATCCGTTTATGGACATAGCCTTAGCCACAACGCTGACGACCCAGTATATAAATCTATATACCCAGGCCAAGTTAGAAGAATCAAAGGCTGAAAAACTCCGTGATTTCTTTAACCAATTACAAGCCATTAAACAAGCCGCCATGCCTCCACCTATGCCTATGGCCAATCCGCCTCAGGCCCAACCCCAACCACAGCCACAGAGTCCTTTAGTCCCTAACGCAACCCCCCAAGCATAAGGAATAACAAATGAAAGTCACACCACTCACCGCCCCAACTTCGCCTAGCAACGCCCAAAGCAGCGGCCAAGACTCTAGAGCCAAAGCCATAGCCGCCTTTGAACAGCTCAGGAGCCAACAACCCGTACCGCTAGAAAACCCACAAAACATCTCCGTAGAAGAATTAGGAGCGGTGAGTGCTCAAAAACCAACGGAAAATGAGCCCGAAGTCAAAGAAACACCAAAAACCGAAGAACCTAAGACTGAAGAGACGACTTATAGTGCCCAACTCCAGCTCTTGGCTAGAAAAGAAAGAGCACTTCGCGCCAAACAACAAGAACAAGAAAAAGCTATTAAAGCCAGGGAAGAAGCTTTTAAGGCTAAAGAAGCTGAATTAAACGCAAAACTCGCCGAATACGAATCCAATTACGTTTCAAAACAAAGACTTAAAGAACAGACACTGGACGCATTGGCAGAAGCCGGTGTGACATACGATGAAGTCACTCAGCAGCAACTCTCCGCCGGAACCGTACCCCCCGCGGTAAAATCGTATATAGATCGCCTAGAAGCCCGCCAAGCCAAGTTAGAAGCTGAATTGACCGCTAGTAAGGCCCAAGCCCAAGAACAGCAAGGCGAGGCTTATAAAGCGGCTGTAAAGCAAATCACTCAAGACGCCAAAAGCTTAGTAATGTCGAATCCAGAGTTTGAAACAATTAAAGCCACAAATTCTATTAAAGACGTCGTAGAGCTTATAGAGGCACATTTTAAAGACACCCAAGAAGTCATGTCCGTTGAAGAAGCCGCAAAACTCGTGGAAGAACACCTAGTTGAAGAAATTGACAAATTAACACGTATAGAGAAGATCAAAAAGCGACTGGCGCCTCAATTAGCACCTGAGACGACAGCCCAGAAGCAGCCACCAAAATCTCCGCAGCCACAAACTATGAAAACCTTAACGAATTCAGCTGCTTCGACGCGCCCGCTAAGCGCGAAGGAGAGGGCAGTGCTGGCGTTTAAAGGCGAGCTGAAGCAATAAGCTTCGGCGTTTACCGCATAGTATTAGCAATCGGTGAATTAACCCCCTCCCTTGCTTCGGCATTGGAGTCCTTGATTTGGATGCTAGACCCACGACCTGGGCACTCATCGTAAGAATTTAAGGAACCTGACAAATATGTCATGTCGACATATCTCAGTTAATTTTAATATAGGAGTAGCCAAATGGCTGCAACATATGCCAACTCAGCGAACCAAATCGCTGCGTTAAAAGAATTGTATACAGACGATATTTAAATTCTTTGTCGTCTTTTCTTGTAAGTCCTTGATATCATGAAAGAATATATGAAGGACCTTGTTTACAAGGAAAATCCCTGGATTAAGCGGGGATTTAAAACCAACCAAAAACGGTGAAGGCTGAAATGCTAATACCGTGCTAAGTATGGTCCATAATAAGACTGTACCAGTGTAGAGCGTAGTACTTGAACCTAGCAGGGATAATGCTAGAATAAAATAGTACCAAGAGTGGTAGGCAACTTTTACGAGTTGAAAATGTACGCCGAACTAATGCGAAGAAGGGTATGAAAACTTGCACTAAATGCACAAAGTCTAAAGAATTTAGCGATTTTTCGAAAGACGCTAGAAATCTAAATGGGCTTAACAGTTGGTGTAAGGCATGCAAAAACGAGCAAGGTAGACTTAAAAAATACGGAACAGCTTGGAGACAAAAGAATCCAGAGCGATCAAAGGCACTCAAAGACAAGTACGTCAAAGAAAACCCCCAAGCCGTAAAAAATAGTAAGTCAAATTGGAATAAAGCTAATAATAAAAAAGTATTAGCTAAAACCCGAAAGTACCAAGCCGCTAAGCTGAATGCTACTCCTTACTGGCTATCTGAAACACAACTCAGAGATATGGAATTAATCTATATCAATTGTCCAGAAGGCTGTGAAGTAGATCATATTATACCGCTTCAAGGAAAGAACGTTAAAGGTCTGCATGTTCCTTGGAACTTACAGTATTTAACTGTCGAGCAAAATAGACGAAAGTCTAATAAAGCTCTCTAAGCATTAGAAGTGCAGGATAAAAAGCCAGCACGATAACAATTTGTCTTAGCCCTTGTACCAAAAAATGAAAGCCCAGACGGGTTCGCTGGTAAATACATACCAGTCCCCCTTGAGTATGGAACCCCCCAGGGTCGTTCTCACCAGTTTGCTAACGCGCAAGCACAGCAAACGCCTACAGCACTTGTTTCGTACTTCGTGTACGTAATCGAAGACTATCAATTAGTTACTATCACTAACTTGTTGATGGAACAGACTAAGACAAATGCAGGCGCTTTTGTTGACGCTGCTAAGCTTCAAATGGACGGCGGTTTCCGTAACATTACTAACAACATCGCTTTTGAGTTGTTTGGTTCTGGTACTGCTACCCGTGGCGTTTCCTCGGCTGCTTCTAGCCAAGTCGGCGGTATTGCACCCGGTGGTGTAACCCTTCCTTTGACCAACGCTCAGCAAATCGTTGCTTTCGAAGTTGGAATGCTGTTAGTTGCTTCGGCTTCTGATGGTGGAGCTCCTTCGACGGACACCGTGCTGATCACTGCAGTTAACCGTGCAACCGGTGTAATCAACGGAACAGCTTCGGCTGCTACTTTGTCTGGTAACTGGGCTATCGGAACTGGATTGGCTTACCTCACCGTTTCTGGTGACTTGCCGGCAACTGGCGCTAGCAACACTGGCTCGTACCTCGCTTTGAGCGGCTTAGCTGCTTGGTTGCCTGTTACTAGCCCTGCTGCTAACGACTCGTTCTGGGGCGTTAACCGTTCTGCTGATCCTACTCGTTTGGCTGGCTGTCGCTATAACGCACAGGCCTACACCATCGAGGAAGGTCTGACGAACGCGTTGGCATTCTTGAACCGTGAAGGCGGAAAACCAGACCTTTGCATCATGGACTTCGCATCGTATGCCGCACTTGTAAACGCTTTGGGCGCTAAAGTCCAGTACGTTCAAGTCAACCACGATGAAGTTGAAGTCGCATTCGAAGGTATTACGTTCCAGTCCGCATATGGTCGCGTGACCGTGTTGGCTGATCGTAGCTGCCCTCCCCAGACTGCGTACCTCCTTACTATGAATACGTGGAAACTTCGCTCCTTGGGCAAAGTACCGCATATCCTGACGTATGGAATGGAAGGTCTCGAAGGACTGCGTGTTGGTAACGCCGACGCCCTTGAGATTCGCATCGGCTATTACGGGAACCTCATCTGTAGTGCCCCGGGATGGAACTGCGTTGTTCAATTATCAGCTTAATTAATAGCTTAATTTAGCTATTTTGAGCCAGGACTAAAAATCCTGGCTTTTTTATTTTGAATAATCATAATTCTGTAGTAATGTATTATTATATGAACAACAAAAAAGACCAAGACATGTCTTCAGACGAACTCTACACTGCTTACGACCTGAGCGAAAACCAGTTAAGAAAATTTCTTGTCAAAGTAGCAAAAGGTGAACTAGAAAACGTAAAAGACAAAAAATCCCTCGAAATCTTAACAAAAGGTTTAGAAGTCGTAGAACGCTACATTAAAGGCCAATCCACAAAAAAAGAACTAGAAGAAGCACGAAACTTGGCCAAGGGCATTCGATACCGCGGCAATGAATTCGTTTGCGTAGCTTTTGCCGTCGCCGCAAAAGAGATAATTCTTTCTCCAGAAGCTAATTGGCGTTTCATAGTAAAAGCAAACAGTTGGGTTCAATTCGAGTCGAAAAAATTCTTATTAGAAGTTATTAACGAAATGGATGAATTTGAACGAGAGATAAGGAGAAAGATATGAAAGACCAAGACATGTCTTTAAAAGAACTCCATGAGGCTTACGACCTAACCGAAAAACAACAAAGGAAATTTCTTGTAAAAACAACAAGACATTGGCTAAAACAATCAAAAGATGAACAAATAAATAAAATTATAAATAAAAATCTAGAAATCGTAGAGAAATACATCAGAGGCGAAGCCGCAAAAGAAGAATTACTATTAGTTTACCATGAGGCCTCCAGCTCCTACGACTTGAACATCGCTGGCGCCTCCCGCCTTTCGGAATGTGCCACGCTTGACAACAGTGACCTTGCTTTCGCCGTTTCCTGTTATTGCCGTACGAATCATTCCTACTGTGCCAGTGATTATAAAGAATTGTTATTAGAAGTGATTAACGAAATGGATGAGTTTGAACGTACAATAAGGAGAAAAATATGAACTCTAATAAAAACTCCTGCATCTACCCACGGTGCAATTCAAAACTACCAGATTGCAACTGCCGTCGTAGGTCTTTAGAGAAATTCCCAGATTTAGACAATAAAAATATTTCTACTAAAAAAGTTAAAGTTTCCTAGCAACCTTCCGATAAGTAACTTAGTAATGTGTTAAGTTGAGTTTAGTTCTGTTCAGTTTTGTTATGTTTTGCTACGCTATTTTTTTAAGAAATACCTAGGAGGGTATATGAAAACGGTCAGCTACGGGATAAAGTCAGTAACGCCTCTGTTAATGAATAACATCAATTCGATGCTTACGGCCAAAACTAAGCCGGCGCGCACAAAGCACGAGGATTGGGAAGCGGGAGACGAAATGTTTAACGCCCGTATGTATTTAGAAGGAGGTAAGCTCGCCATTCCGAGCCGAGTCTGGAAAGGAACATTAAAAGCTGCCGCAAAATTCTCAGGTATTAAACAACCCGGCAAGCGAAGCGGATACGCCGATTTAGTTGATTCGGTGCTATTTATTACGGATTCCATGCTTTTAAAGCAACCGGTGAGCGAGGTAAATAAACATCAGGCTTTTGTCGGTATGAACGGCACTAAAAAAATATTAAGGATTTGGCCTAAGCTTGAAGACTGGTCGGGAACGCTTAATGTCATAATTGCAGATGAAAAGCAGTTTCCGCCCGAGATTTTACTTGAACTTTTAGACGTTGGTGGTAAATTTATAGGCGTAGGCGATTATCGTCCAGAATACGGCAGATTTACTGTAAAATGATTTTTTTCTCAGCTATGTTAAGTTTAGTTGTGTTTTGTTTAGTTAAGTTATGTTGCGTTGTGTTTTGCTACGCTATTTTTTTAACCAATCCTAGGAGGATTAGATGTTAACAAGTACAGATAAAAACGCTACTAAAAAAGTAAAACGAGAAGAATTTAAAAAAATTCTTATGTCACACTTAACAAGCGCCCAAGCTGGGGTACAGTTAACAGACTCCGCGCTACAAGATATGTGCACACAGAATAATTTAACTCTTGAGCTTTCAGAAATTAAAAGCTGTATCCGCTCCATGGAGCCGCAAATCGGCGGTCAACTCAAAAAGCGCTTAAAACGTTTACACGGCGAAGGGTACGAGCTAATCGCCGGCGAGAACCAATATAATGCAGCTAACGACGAGGCAAAGACTAAATTAATAAGCGCTGTTGAAAAAACTGGGAAGCGTTTAGAACACATTGACCTTGATCAAGTCAGCGCTGATCTTAAACAAATCGTGACCTCGAAAATATTGGCTACCAGCGCCATCGCACAACTTTTAAATCACGCTTACGGTTCAAAAAAGTTAACTGTAAAAGACGCGACTTATATTGCCCAAGCTAATTATGAGTTAAAAGCCCTAGCTTTGCTTCGCGGAGAAAAATAGTTACTTAATTTATATTGAATAAAATTTTTGCGTTCAGTTAAGTTGCGTTTCGTTGCGTTAAGTTAAGTTACGTTTAGTTGCGTTGAGTTGCGTTACGTTGAGTTTAGTTAAGTTATGTTTTGTTTTGCGCCCCCTCACGGGGGCTTTTTTATTCAGCTGCACGTCACAAAGGCTTTCCACAATCCTCACATTTTACGGCCTCCGACAAGACTTTTGACACAGGCTTAAGCCCAGATCAATTATAACCGCATTGACTGTGGCACATCCTTCGCATAAACCATAATCATCAACCAATCACGGTTGGTAAACAAAGGATGTAAAATGGAAATTTCAATGGTAACTTCCGCAGCAGCCAACGGTAACACGACTCTAATAAATAGACTCCAAGACCGCGCCAAGTCTTCTGAGACGTTTAACGCTATGTGCCATGTCTTTGCCTTGCGGGAACGTTCAACGAAAAGAATCTCTATTCATAATTTAAAGACAGCACTGGCTAAAGAAGGCTTTGAGTTTAGCCGAGAGCAGTTAGGCGCTGAGCTGAAATTCATGAGCCAATCCGGTATCGGTAAGCTTGAATTCAGTCCTCGTGGGAAGCTTCGTTCGCTTGGCGGTATAACAATGACTTTGCAAAGTATAGGAATGTCAGCTGTGGCCCAAAATAAGTCACTAAAAAAGCAAGAAGTCAAACCTAAGTTCACCAAATTACCAATACCGGCTGCCGTACAACCTGAAGTTACTAAAGTCGTGCCACAGGAAACTAAAAAGGCTAGGTACTACGAAGTCGGCCTGACTTTAATAGTGGATAACGAGAACGTCATGTTCCCTTTACCCGGTAAAATGACGATGCAAGAGTTCATGGAGCTTGTTAGCGGCCTTTCTAAACGTACGAGCAGCGTATGATAGACTACAAACAGAGGCTAGAGACTTTAGAAGAGACGCTTCGTAACTGTACGAGCGGCGCAGAAATCCATATAGTCGGGAATTTACGTAACAGTGTAAGGCTTTTGTTGGACCAGATTGAGACAAAAGCCATAAACGATCTGGAAGGATTTGAGCGTCATGTAAAGTCAGTTGAAGACAAGGTAGTAGAATTTTTTAAAAATAAATTCAACAATAGCCTAAAGTCCTGACGATGTCGTCCGATAAGTATTATGTAAGCAAGGTTAACCGCGTCAAGCCCTCGGGCATCAAACCGGTTGTCGCAAGATGTAAAACCTAGCTTGCTTTTAAGGAGGATTTTATGGGATTTATTAACGGACTAGCTTATCTCGGAATGACAATTTTTGGCCTGCTTTGTCTCTTTAGTTTTTTAGATAGTTTGCTTGCCATTTTAATTCTTTGGGGCGGCGAAAAAATCTCAATTAACGCCAAAACCCGCGCCGCTAGAAAAGCTCAGGAAGAAGCCATGGCTAGATACCTTGCTCCTCGGCCTCCAAAATTAACCGATGAGGAAATCAAAGCCAACCTCGAAAAGCTATACAAAAACACCCCCGTGTGCTAATATTAAACTAAAACAATTATGGCCATAGGCCAAAGGAAAGTTTATGAATATCAAGGATTTGACTACTGCTCTTCCGTATCTTTTCGAAGCCCAAACAACGGCGTTTCTTTGGGGCCGAGCCGGTATCGGAAAGTCCTCTATCGTCAAACAATACGCCCAGAGTAAAGGTTACCACTTTTTCCCGCTATATTTAGGCACTCAAAGCGATTTAGGGGATGTTTTGGGGTTAGCTGAGTTTGTTGATAACGGCGACGGCAGCAAATCCACAAATTTCGCGACTCCTAAATGGCTTAACGACGCAATCCGTTACTGCGAACAAAACCCCGATAGCGGCGCTATTATCTTTTTGGACGAGTTTAACCGGGCGAGACGCGACGTTTTAAACGGTATGTTCTCTTTGGCGTTAGACAAGACTTTTCACACTATTAAACTGCCAAAAAACTGCCACATCATTGCTGCCGGTAACCCACCAACAGACGAATACTTTGTAACAGACGTCAATGACACAGCACTTATGTCCCGGTTTGTGCACATAAAACTCGAACCTAGCTTTGAAGAGTTTATGGAATACGCCAAAGGCAATAGTTTTGAGCCTACAATCCTTAGCTTTTTGAAAGAACAGCCCAGTTTTCTTGAAGACAAACATAGTAATTTTGATCTTCAAGTAAAAGTCGATAGAAGGTCTTACGAGCGTCTTAACAGACTTTTTAAACTTGGAGTTCCAAATAATATTTTAAGCCAGCTCATGCACGGTATAATAGGTCTGGAGCGAAGTGTCGCTTACGAACTCCATTTAAAAAACGTAGACAAACCTTTGACTGGGGCAGAAGTCCTTAACGGCAGCGGGTTAAATAAAGTAAAGACATGGTCTAACCCTGAAAACATAGCTTCGAGCCTCTTAGGGATTACCGGTGACAATTTACGCGATTATATCGTGCAGCGCGAAACAGATAAACAACCTTTTACTAAAGACGAAGAAGCGGCTCTTATGGAGTATTTCACTACAATTCCTCGCGACATTATGGTTATGACTATCAAAAAAATCATAAAATTAGAGCATTCTATTTTCAAAGATTTTTACAGCAAACCAAAGTACAGAGACATTTTAATTAAAATGACAAAGGAAGCAAAAGGTGCGTCGTGAGCCACAAAAAACACGAAGAAATGTCTTTAAAAGAACTCTACGACGCTTACGACTTGAGTGAAAACCAACAAAGGAAATGGCTTGTAAAAATCGCTAAATATTGGATGAATAAATCAACCGATCAAGAAATAAATAAAATTGCAAAAAAAATTTTAGACGTGGCGGAGCGTTACACTAAAAAGCAAGCCACAGAAGAAGAATTGCACGCCGCTTACGGTACCTACTGGTCAATGACGTACGATCATGCAGGAACTCTTGCTTACGCAGCCAGAGCTGCCTTTTCCAGGGTGGCCATTTACACTGATCAAATCGTTTACAATTCCGAACAACCATATTCTTTTTACGATCGTTTCTACAATTCATATAGAGAATTGTTATTAGAAGTTATTAACGAAATGGATGAGTTTGAACGAGAAATAAGGAGAAATGCATGAGCGCAGATTCACTTACAAAAGCTATTCTTAGACTTTTTGAATCGGAACGTTTCTATGGTGAACTTATCATGCAAATGGACCGTAAAATAACGAAATCTATTGACACGGCGGGCGTAAGAATTAAAGACCGAATAGAATTATTTGTAAATTTGGAGTTTTTTGATAAATTAACCCCCGCCGAGCAAGTAGCTGTTCTTAAACACGAATGCCAGCATATATTACACGATCATATACCGCGTTCAAGGGAAGTAGCCCCCGATGTATATTCTTCTAAAAAAAGAGACCTGGCTGATGCCGTGATTGACAATATGAAACACCGCTTCATAAATGTCGCCTGTGATCTTTCCATTAACCCCGGTATTCCAAATATTCCTTCTCTCGCTGTAATGCCCGCTCTCTATGACTTACCCGACGGGGAAACCATGGAATGGTATCATGAAAATTTAAAGAAATCCAAAAAAGCAAAAGATTGGTCTGACTACGACGGCCATCCCTTGTGGGACGATTCCGAAGAAAGTACTGATGCTTTGCGGCAAAAGATTAGAAACGCGGTTAACGAGGCCGCCCAAAACACAAGAAGCGCTGGAAAAATGAGTAGTGATGACGAGCTGTTAGTATCCAAGTTAAACGCCTCGTCGCGTGATTGGAGAGCAGAATTAAAGCGCTTCGTAGCTAGACAAGTCGAATATTTCATTGAAAGCTCTAGAAAAAAGCGCAACAGGAGATATGGCATTTCAATCCCCGGTGATATAAAAATCGAAAGGTTGAAATTAGGAGTTGCTATAGACACATCTGGAAGCGTATCAGACGAGGCTTTAACCCAATTTATGTCAGAAATCGCGGAAATAGCTAAATACGCCACAGTGACAGTCGTGGAAGCGGACGCCGAAGTTAAGAATAGCTACGTATTTGATCCTAAGAAAAAGTATAGTATTAAAGGAAGGGGCGGTACGGCTTACCAGCCAGCTTTTGATTGGTTTAATAAGCAAAGAATTGCTATAGACGGATTAATCTATTTTGGTGATATGGACTGCTATGATAATGAAGAAATTAAACGTCCCAATTATCCTGTTCTATGGGCTATAGTTGGCACTCAAAAACCCCCAGTGTCTTGGGGCAGTTCCATTAACATAGAGGTCAAACCATGAACCACAAAAAAATGACTTTAAAAGAACTATACAATGCTTACGACCTGAGCGAAAACCAGAATAGGAAATGGCTTGTAAAAATATCAAGATATTGGCTAGAAAAATCAAAAGATGAAGAAATAAATAAAATTGTAATTAAAACTCTCGAAGTCGTAGAGCGCTATATTAAAGGCCAATCTACAAAAGAAGAATTACAAAAAGCCTTTTTCTTCGCCCGCCACCATTATGATTCTTACTTGCCGCGCGGTTCTTACCTTTCTGATTCGAATAGTATCAGGGTGGCATCGGAGGAAGCCATATATTTCGCCGCAATTTGCGCCGTATGTGGCGCCGTCGGTTATGGCTCCTTCTGGGCCTATGCCCACGCCCCCTACGCCAAAGATTACAAAGAATTGTTATTAGAAGTTATTAATGAAATGGACGAATTCGAACGAGAGATCAGGAGAAAGACATGAAAGACGAAGAAATGTCTTGTGAGGAACTCTACTATGCTTACGACTTAACCGAAAACCAACAAAG